ATTCTGACGCCGACCTACAACCGGCGTAAGTTTCTTCCGTATTTGATTGCCTGTATTAAAGACCAAACGTATCCCAAGGAGCGTATGGAATGGGTGGTGTTTGATGACGGCTCGGATCCTATTGAGGATTTGCTAAAGCCTGAGTTTCTAACAATGAATATCCAATATATACGGTCCGAGACGAAACTAAGTATCGGTGCCAAGCGCAACCGTCTTCACGACGCCGCTCGTGGGGAGATTCTTGTCTGTATGGACGACGACGATTACTATCCGCCAGAGCGCGTAAATCACGCTGTAATGACGTTGGTTGGGCGTAAGGCGAATTTGGCGGGGTCTACCCGCAATCACGTGTTCTTTCCTGACGACGGCACTATTTGGGAGACCGGTCCCTACGGACCGAATCACGGTACGTTTGGCACAATGGCGTTTACAAAGGCATACACGATGGAAAATCGGTGCGACGAATCCCGTGCCTACGCCGAAGAAATTGAGTTTACTAAAAAGTATTCGTTGCCCCTGGTCCAGCTTGACCCCCGTAAAGTGATGCTGGTTATTGCCCACGACGGAAATACCTTCGATAAAGGGAAACTACGGACAGCTAATAATGAATTTATACATCTAACTAATATTAAACTAAATTCGTTCGTTCGCAACCAAGTTATACGAGATTTTTATAAGGGGCTCAAACTCTAGTCTTATGTCTAAGTAGGAATTAGGGAATGGCTTCGCTCTTTCAAAATATGCCCGGTATGAATACCGTGCGGAACGTCGCCGCCAACGCAGTGGGTAATTCTGGACGATTGACACAAAGTGGCGGTATGAGCAATTATATTCTCTACGGACTACTGATTGCCGTTATTGTTCTGATTTATCTACTGCTAACCGGTTATAAAATGTCAGTAAAGTCTATTGACTTCCGCCCAGAGAAATGGAAGTCGCTCGACCATGCTAAGACTTTTTGGACAAAAGGTATGGGAGGAATCAGCAATCTTCGTATTACCGACGACGAACTTTTTCCTGAAATGGATACCAAATACACGTTCCATTTTGATTTATTGTTGGCAAATACCCGCAATCTCACAAATATAGAAGGACCGTATCGTCATATCTTTCACCGTGGTAGCTCTGAATTATACAGTGCAAGTGGTGCCAGCGGGAACACTGCCATTAATAAATATGAACAGGCACCACCATATGGACTACCAAAACGTCTCAATCCCGGTATATTTTTGGACCCTAACACCAACGATATTATTGTATTTATTGATACAAAGTCGCCAAAGGGAGATGTCTATCGCGAATCCGGTCGTATTTATGATATTCCCGTTGATAAACCACTTCGGTTTACTGTATCGGTCCACAATAGAGTGTTGGAAATTGACCTTAACTGTAAACTGGAGTTAACTAAGGTACTTGCCGGTGACCCCAGAAAGGTTGAGAATGATGTCTACGGTCTATGCGGACAATCGGCAGCGGCAGCGTCTATTCAGAATCTCTACGTCTGGCCCTACGCTATTACTAATCATACATTACTCCACTTCTGCCCTATGCCGTTCCCGCCATTTATGCCACCCGCCGACAGTTGCGGTGCGCAGACGGACCCTTCCTTTATGCCACCTGACCAAAGTAAGTTAACAAATAGCAAAATACCTGGCGCTAAACGTGCTGTAAAATAAACACAAAAAAATCTAAAAACGTTAAAAACATACTTACACTATAAGAGGAATGAATCCCCGATTTATATTTCTTATAGTAGTCCTTTTGATTATTGCAGCGGGTGTCGTCTATGTACTATACTTTATGCCCAAATCGGACGAAACTACCGTAAAAGGACCCTTTGTGCTGACCGGTAAAGCGTCCGAACTTGACTCCGAAGGGTCCACGATGAAATCAATTCTAACACAGGTACAACTCTCTAAGGCGTTGAAAAGTAATTTTACTATCAGCTACTTCATCTATATGGATAAAATCAATACAGAGCGCATACCTTTTGCCGGTCCTAAGGGCGACTATCGCTTCAAGCCCCTTCTAAAAATGATTGGATTCGGTGAGTTTATATTGGATCCTGTACATCAAACAGCCTTATTACGCCTGAAGCCACTTGTTCCAGTTACAATGAATAATAAGTTCAACCCCGTACCCTATGCTGAGATTGAGAACGTGATGAATTCCCGATGGAACCAGATTACTATTGCTGTTGAGGGACGTTCTATTGATATATATTTGAATGCCCGTCACGCGACATCACTTATACTTGATAATCTAACGTGGACAAATCCTACAGGCGTACTTCTTGAAACATCTCCGGATTTCTGGGGACAAGCCGCTATGGTACAAGCCTGGCCTCGCCGTCTTAATGAGAAACAGATATGGGAAAATTACAAAAACGTGACAGACTATCAAGGTAGACCAAATATCCCGGACGGACAAACAACATTTAAGAGTCTTTGGCACGAATTGTACAAAGTTATGTGCGAAGCCGGTTTTTGCCCAGATAAGGGCAAGAAGAAGCGCGGTGGTAGTAGTGGTCCTGGCGGAATGGAATATGTGGATTACGAGTACGCCTGAAGATTTTTAACACCATAGTTTAGAAGAAGTATGAACGCGGCAAGACAGTTCTATTCCCAAAATTCCGGTCTAGTACAAAATGTTATGTACTTATTGGCGCTATACATTGTTGTCTATCTAGTTTACTCTTACCTAACAGCTGGCGCCGACATGGAACTCTACATTTTCCCTCCGTTGGATTTGTCACAGGGTGGATATGGTGTACCAGGCAATCAGAACTCTGCGCTCATACCTTCGGGCGGTAGTATAAAGACAGAGTATCCGATTAACTATGATAGTGTTTCAAACGCCAACGCAATATCAAATGGCAGTTTTGTAAACAACCCGCTCCTCCGCATTACCGAGGGAGGCGACTTTACATTCAGCTGGTGGATGTACCTCAACTCGTGGGATAACACAAAGTCTGGTGTCATCAAACCAATCTTTACTATTTCTGATCCTACAATCACCATGCCTACAGATGGAACCCCTCCGGCATATGTAGTTGTGGCGTTCCTCTACCCCAGCACAAATATGCTAGGAGTACGTGTACACACGATGGGTGTCCCTGCTTCTGAGCTCACCTGGCAGGAGAACTTCCTAATGAATGCGCAGAGCGCGGCGACTGCGGGACAGACATTCTCAAATATGGGTAGCACACCTGTCTGTGATATTAACGATGTTGATATGCAGCGCTGGATTAACTTTACGATTGTCATCAGCGGTCGTGTGCTGGATGTGTACTACGATGGTAAGCTCAATCGCTCCTGCGTTCTTCCGGGTCCTGTTGCCGGTTCTCAGGGCGGTAAAATTGGACCAGGTACTGACCAAATATTCAGCGTTGGACAGGCGGGTGGTTTCAATGGCTCAGTTAATAGCATATTCTTTGCTGCCAGTGCTCTCACCCCGGAGCGCATCTATGGTCTATACCAGACGGGACCCCAGGGCGCCACAAGCCTTGTACGCTCTCTGTTTTCCAAGCTCGGCATCAATCTCAATTACAACGGTGCCAACACCTTGGCGAACTACCTGAAAATCTAATTTATGGCGATTCTCCATTTATATAAAACCAGATATAAATAGAGGAAATGGAATCTGTGACCGGATTTTTAGCAGGAGATGGCTTAATACCCCAACTTGCCATTGTCGTTCTTACGATGATTGGGCTACAAGTCGTTATGGGTATGATTGAGCAGGTGAATCGGTTTTTATCAAAGTTAGACCGACAGGCAGTTGTTCTTTTTGATAATACAACGACTACATCGGTGACAATACCCCAGGATCTTGACTCAGGCTTTCCTATCTTGTACAACAGTCGCGATGAACAACAGGGCTCAGCTTTCTCGTATTCTATGTTCATATTTATCCATCCCGATACCTTTGAGGGAGGTGCTGGATTAGACGGTTCGTGCTCTGGACCATCGCCCGGCGCATCGCCCACTGGAAATTCACCCGTAAAGCTCAAGCACGTCTTCCACAAGGGAAGCAACAACGGATTCCCCAACCTAGCACCTGCCGTCTTCGTACAAAGCAATGTAAATACACTCCGTGTCTATATGAATACTATTAATCAGTGGGATAATTACGTTGAGGTGCCCAATATACCAGTAGCGAAGTGGTTCCACCTTGTCATCATGCTCAAGGGTACCAATCTTGACGTATACGTGAACGGCAATATTGCTGTTCGTATGAAGCTCACTACGGTGCCGAAGCTCAATACGGGCGGACTCTACGTGATGAAGAATATCGTTTTCCCTGACCAGAAGGGCTACGATCCAGCTCTCTTTGCCGACTACAACGTTGTTGGACCGATGAAGGGAATGGTGAGTCGCCTCAAGTACTTCGGCTACGCCCTCAACTACGCCCACATTGACTCCCTCTACCGTGAGCGCGCCAACACCACCTCTATTGTCCAAGCCGCGACCGACCTCAGCGGACAGCAGCCTCCCTATTTCTGGGACGACTGGTGGGTCAACAAGTATTAAATTGCCGATTTTCGGTTTTCTTTCATATGAATTCGTTTGACGAACTCGTATAAAAATTAGGGGGACGGATTAACGTGCAAACTTGAGACCACCCAAGCCACTGCTAATCTCCAAGAAATTCAGCGTCTCCACAAACGTATAGAGATTGTAGGTATATCCTGCTAGGTATGGAATTGGCCAAACATCCACGTCCATCTCCAGCCGGTCTATACGACTTGTATTTAACGTTCCAGACGGTTGCTGGACCGATGACCCATTAAGCGAGAAACTATAGGCACTTATTGGCCACATTTCGTATTGTGTAGATTCTCCCAATCCTTGAATCGCCGCAGAACCGCCATTCATATAACGGAATGGCACATACTTCTGGAAATAATCCTTATCATTGCTATCAAACAATGCATTGCCGTTTGCGGTAAAAAACGTATTTAACAAAATATCTCGCTGAATACCTGCCAAATTAATACCTGTACGACCAATTGGACCCGATGTTGTACTATTTGGGTAGGCGGTTGCCGCTGGACTTGGAGTCACAAACGGACGATCTGGACCCAACGTATACATCCAGTTTGTAAGATTAATATTCTGATTACGATATGTAATGGCGTCGCTTCGTCTAGCAAAGAAGACTAGTCGTGTAGCTATATTATGTACATCCAATCTATACGTACCTCGGCTTGTAATTCCATAAAAGGTAAACGCTTGAACTTGACGGACATTATAACGCAGAGTCTTATTCGTAAACATCAAGCGAACATCGTCCTGAAGGAATGTATAGGTTGCCTCTAAGGTTGCGTTAAGGGGCCAACCGTCCAACAGTGGTACCGCACCCGAAATATCCGTCAAAAAATATTTCATAGATCCACTCAAATCGGTATTACCACCATATAGATTTGTCATACTCAATGGAAGATTTCCATAGAGTTGCTGGTTCCAAATCTGCGTGTATCGGTCAATACACGTTCCGTTTGGTAAATACGACGGGGCTAACGTCTGAACTCCAGGACGTACCCTAGCTCCTGACAAATCAAGAATAGTGTATAAGTCGCGAATGGGGCGCAATTGAATCGTCACCTCACAATCGTGGTACTGGAGCCCCACCAGTGGCAAAGAGTTCTCTGGGAAATCGCTAAACCATAGACCCAGGGGGATACGTAAAATACGACCAGGAATAGACGCCGAATTGTTTTGGGTCGGATATGGATTTGTCGGTGTGCCGCGCCAACTGATAACATTCGGATACCCTTGACCCGCGGGTACGGTTGGGTCGGCATACACACCGACAGCGGGGTCAAAACATTCCGGCACATCGCCCACCATCACGCGCCACTTATGATAAACATCACTATCCATGTCTAACATCGCGCGGGCAGAAATCCAATCACTGTTAAATTGCTGAATAATCTGACCACCAATGGTAAACGTAATTGTATCAATCATACGAACACCGATTTGGCGAACCCACGCAAACTCATATTGTCGGTCAATGCTAAAGGTGTTAGCGGGTGGACCAGTGGGGCGTAGATACGCCTTGCTAAAAATATCAGGTAAGTCAATTCTTAATACTAAATCGCTCAACATATCACCCTGCCGAGGAATTTTGGTCTTCAACAGAATGGGGGCATCGTTCAACAAGAGATTCGGACCGTCCAACGGGATTTGAATCGGCTCTTGTGAAAAGTGTGTATAGCGTTCAAACGACTTATAGAAATACGTCGTTTGTGGATTTCCATTGAGAATAATATTCTCATTTCCGTAACAAACTAATGACAGTAAGCCGCCCGGCATATCTAATCGGGGTAAGGATAATTCGTAAGCACTAAAAGACGCACACTTACTTAGAGGATTATGTCTGTGAATGCGTCTGCGAACTTCCTTACAACAAATGCCAATATAGGATTTACTCCTACGGTATCGTCGCTGAGCATTCTCGGCGGCATTATTGTTCTATTGGTGCTTTGTGTCGGGGCAGTACTTGCTTTCCAGTATTACAAATTACACGAAAGCCCGTGGTGGTCGGACCGTGCCAAAGCCGTCGGATTTGACTTTATATCCGATTGGCTCGACGCTTTCAGAAGCTCTCCATCGCTCAACCCCCTTGGTGGACTTAATGAAGTGCCCAGTGGACTACAACTCTCGGCACCCCCACCAGTTCAAGCTCCGCCCCAGGCAAATCTACCTACTCCCCCTGTAGCCGCCTGGTGTTTTGTCGGCGAGGATCTCACAGGTCGCTATTGTGTAAAAGTCCCGTCCACCGCTTCGTGTGACCGTACCCGTGTTTTCTTAACCCAACAAGATTGCGAACTACAGAGCGGAAATGCCATGCCCGCTGGTGTTGTATCTCCGCACGATGGGCGGAAAATGACCCCGCTCAGCTCTGGGGTTCTGGCACCTTGAGTGCGTCGGCTGGTATAAATAACATTACTCATAATCAATAGGGGAAATGAGTGAAATTTTGGAAAATTTGAAAAACACGATTATGTACCAGATTCATAATGCTACATATAATCCCGACGCTGAAGCGTACGCCGCTGAAAAAAAAGCTACGGCAGCCGATGTCAGCGGTTCCGATATTAGTGGTGCCGATATTAGCGGTGCCGACATTAGCGGTGCCGACATTAGCGGTGCCAAGCAAGATGTCAGTGGTGCCGATATCAGTGGCGCGATGTGTTTTGGCACCCCCATTCAACTTGGTCCGACGAATTTC